CTTTATGTCGCTAGGCTTTTTTTTAAGTTTCTCGCATTTTTTTGCCCTTTTTTGGTGCATTAGGGTGTTTTTTCGTTGTTTTGATGCAACACATAGGCGTAATGGTCTTTTGTGTATGTACGCACCCCCTCAATGGTGTAGTGGGTATATACCCCTTGCTTTTCCATTGCGGTCTTGTGGCTATGGTCTGCATGGCAAAGGCTTTGAAAGACGTTGTTTAGGAAGGCGTGATTACCTATGTGCTTCCATGCAAACACATGGTCAACGTGTTGGGCTTGTTCTACTATGCCCCTGCTTAGACAGGCTTGGCATAGTGGTTGAGTGGATAGCTGGCGTTTTCTTATGCTGCGCCAAGCTGGTGTTTGGTAAATGCTATCTGTATCTCTTGCAGCAAGGTTATCCCTGCCTCCATGTTTCAAGCAAAAACTGTTTAGCTTAGACCTTGGCTCGTTACACCCTAACTCGGAGCATTTATTGTTGCGTGGGTAGATGGGCATGGATTTGATACAGTATGTTGGTAGTGTCATTGACCAACACATGAATTGGGGGGTTGAAGCTCTTAAGTTGTTGTTGGCTAAAGAGTGTCCAGTTTTTTGTGAAAAAAGGCTGAAATTGTGCGCCACCACTAACTAACTCACAGTACATTTCAAAGTTCTTTGGGCTGCGATACCTACAATGCAGCATCATGTGACAGCGGTAGCAAAATCCGTATTGCCCTATGTGATTTCCATAAGGCTCACTATAATTTTCACTATGCGGCTCTATGATGCCTTCCGTTAAGCCGCATGAATCACATTTTGTAGGCTTTGTGCGTTTGTTGGAAGCGTATTGCTCCATAAGCCACTTATAAGCCTTCATTCGTTGATTGGGCGTAAATCCGTTGTAAGAGTTCATTTAAGTTTTTTTTCTAGCTTTTTTGCGCCATTAGGAAGCGACCCAAACAAGGTAAACCCAATAGCCTCATAGAATTTTGCGTTGTAAGCAAATACTTGGATTGTTTGTGCTTCTAAGCTGTTAACAGCGTAATCCAACAATTCATTTGTCATTTGCCCACCAATACCAGCGCCCCTGCGAGATGGATGCACCCATACGCCTTTAATTCTGTATCCATTTTTAATTTGCATTAAAGCGCAAAAACACGGTTGTCTAAGGTTGTTATCAAACATGAACCAATAGGTGTTTTTAGAATCTTTGGCAGACACATGGTCTTTAGCCGCCCTTGCTGCGTAAGGCTTAATTTGATCGTATAGAACGATGTGCATTATTTTTCCAAACGGGTATCTGTTGGAACCCATGCTTTGCTGTATTTGTAATCTTTGATGTTTTTCATCTTAAACACACCATCTTGGTAAAGCAAATCAATTTCTGCTTTAGTTGCGCCAATGTCTTGAGCCAATTCTTCTGCTAGTACACCCATGTTGTCAATTAGGTTACGAACAATCTCAGACATTCGTACGGCGACATGACTGCCTTTAGCTCGGTTCATGCGAATAGTGACAATCATTGCCTCAATCTCGCTTACATTCATGACGGCACAAGGAACCTTACCGCCGTACTTTTCCTTAAGTTTGGCACTATCTTGAGCTAAACGATGGCGGTGAAAACCATCAATAATTGTGCCGTTTTCTGTAATTAGAATTGGCTGCACCCATCCAGTTTTAAGAATGCTGCGTTCAAGAAGCTTTAATTCTGGCGTAAAAACTACGTTTGGGTTGTAGTCATTGGCGTTAAGGGTTGAAGCTGTGCGCCATTCAATGCGGTTAATAGGGTCGTTTGTCATTTTGTCTTATCTGAGATTGGTAAGATTTCACGCTTGTATGCGCCACTCATGAACGCATTGAGCAAGTGTTTTGGAGGGTAAGAATTAGGCGTTTTAACGGCTCTTTTCATTACTGAGTTATAGCGTTGCGTTGCTTTCTTGTACTGGACTTCTTCTTCAATGTTTTCTTCAATCCAAGCCAATACGCCTTCATATGATTGACCATAACGGGCCTTAATTCCTTCACGGTCAAGTTCGCTGTAGTAGCGTTCATGCGCTAGCATTTCAGGGAAGATTTCAATTACATTTGCATACATTTCTGGTGCGCTAGCCTTAATTTTGTTAAACCGCTTGGCACTTTCAGCGTGTAAAGGTGTAGAAACGCGCAATGATTGTCCAGCCCACATTTGATGGTCGTAAAGTTTGCAATATGCAATTTCACGGTCATAAAAATAACGGAAAACGTCATTTTCTTCCCAATCATAGATTGGCTTGCATAGCTTTACACGGTCAGTTGATTCAACAGCGTTAATGTAATTTTCATTTAGTTTGTTTACAGATGCGCGAAACCGCATGATAGATTCACTTGACCTGATGCCCGTCAAGAAAGCAATTTTGCCTTTGTAATATTCTGCGGCATAGGAATCCATGCTGTATTGGTCAAATATTTTCGTGTCATTAGCGGGAGTTGTTACGGCCCATTCAGGCATCTCTCTTACCCATTTGCGATTTTTGTCCCATTGGATGTAGTTGTAACAGACCCCAAGAACGTATTTGGTTGACTGTAATGGCACAGCGAACCAAATCATTTTTATCCAAGGCTCTTGCCGATACTTGTTAACAAAGTCAATGACATCCATAGGGATCAATTCTTCATCTCTAAAGACTACATTGACAGGTTTTGCGATGCCTCGCTCATCAAATACTTCTTTAAGTAAATGCAAAACGACTAATGAATCTTTGCCTCCTGAAAACATGACAGCAAGAGTATCAAACGTATCAATAAGATGGTTGATTCGCTGTTTCGCAGCGGTTAAAACGTCAATGTCTATGTATTTTTTAGCGCGCGACATAACCATTCCCACGCAAAAACAATTGAAGCCTTTCCGCCACTGTCTCAGCATCTGGATATTGTTCTTTTAGATACTTTACAAAAGTGTACCAATCGTCTTGTTGTTCTTCGTGGTCAAAAACAATGTTGTATTGAATCGTGAAGTTAAGCTCTTTTTCACGTTCTGGCTCATCATTTTCTTCATCATCAAACTCGAAAGGACTAAAGCCAATTAAGCCAAGATCAAAACCCGCATCTTTGAGGTCTGCCACTTCAAGAGCGAGCATTTCTTCATCCCAACCAGCATTCAAAGCTAATTTGTTGTCAGCAATGATATAAGCACGCTTTTGATTTTCGTCCATGTGGCTAAGTTCAATGGTTGGCACTTCGCTTTCGCCTAGCTTTTGCGCTGCTAACACTCGCCCATGACCAGCAATGATGCCGTTTTCCCCGTCTAGCAATACAGGGTTAGTCCAGCCAAATTCCTTGATGGATGACGCGATTTGAGCGACTTGGGCATCGCTGTGCGTTCGGCTGTTTCTGGCGTAAGGGATGAGATCTGCTATTGGCTTGTATTGTATTTTCAGTTTCATTTTAAGAACCGTAGTTTGTAAAGGGTTGAATCAATCAATTGGGCAATCTCATCCACAATGTTTTGCAGTTCGCTGTCTTGCGGGAATCGCTCTGACTTACGCAATGTAGCCACCTCATCTTTGAGGTAGGTCATATAAGCCACTGGTTGATCGGGCAATTGATAGTCAATAGTGAAGTCATGCAGCAAACCGTATTTACCTTGGAATGCCTCAATAAAATTGTCCACAAGGTCGCCAACTTCACCGTAATACGCGCCCAGTGCCACATGCTCTGACAGGCTTTTAGTGGTCAAGTGCAGAATATGTGCGTTTGTGACGCTGTGCAGCAAACACATGGTGAACTGCATAACAGGGTCTAATTGCTTTTCAACGCTGAATTTCATAGCTGTCCTTTAGGCACATTGTCAGGCCATAAGCCCAATTTTACCAGCTTGTCTACCGTTTTAATATGGCTTTTGTGCCACATCTCTTGGCGTTCGTTCTTGGTCATGTTCTTGCCTTGATCTAATTCTGAGTGACAAACAAAGCAAAGTGAAGCAATTAGGTTATCGCTAGCTTTAATCCCTCGCCCTTTGCCGCCACCCCAATTAGTATGCGCTGCAACCACTGTTCCATCATCTGTCCCGCAATGCTGACATGGTATTTGTCGGGCATTGCTTAACAATTTAGGGCTTCTAATGTACTGATGTTTAGGAAATTTCATGCTTATTTAAGCTAGGTTTTACGTTTGGATGCGCTCTACTATGTGTGCTAAATTGTTTATAAGCAATTAAATTTTCTTCAGGGCTCAAATGAGCGTAGGTCTGCGCGGGTCTTGGCTTAAACGCAGCATCCTTCATAAAGATGCTCGGGCGCGGGTCTTTCTTCCAGTCAAACGGGTTCATACAGCCTCCATCAAATAAACAATACCCGTCCACACACCCCACAGGATGGTGATGGACACCATAGCGGAGGCAATCACCCCGCCAATCAGGATTGTTTTTAGCTTCATTTAATAATCCTCCTGAACGCGCCGCATCGGGCGCAGTGGTACATTCCCGGCCCAGTGATAGGCTTCCAATCGTGGGGGCAGTTGTTCATCATGTTCCTCTAGTGCCCCAATCGGGCATAGATTCTTTAGCCGACAATGCTTCAAGGTGCATATACAAGCTGTCAAGTTCATTGTTGTTGAAGATGCCGCTGCAATAGTGCGACCAGAACCAAGTGGCTTCTTCCCAATGGCATTCCTTAAACAGCCTGTCCCGCACAAAAGCGCCGGGGCTGTTAGGCATATACAGCTTTAGTGGGTTTTCAATCTCGGCTCTCATAGCCGCTGCAATGGCTGTGTAGTTCATATTTTGTCCTGTGTTGTTGGGGCCAAAGCCCCATTTAATTTCAATCTGCATTCATGGGTGAAACGGGTATGTAGCCGTACTTTTTCCATTCCATACGAATTAGCAAACTGTATGTTGTTTTTGTATTGTTTGCGGTTCTCATTGCTTCAAAAACTTGGTTGCGAATTTTATAAATTTCATGTTTTGTCATGGTGTTGTTTCGGTGGGTTGTTGATGGCTCAATTATAAGCTAACTTATTCCCCGTGTGCAACATTTTTAAAAATAATTCCGTTGCTTGCTCCCCACACTTCCAAAAAAATAATAAATTCCATAGCTTGTTCTTTGGTGAAATTGCGAGTCTGTAGGCCAAGCTGGACGATTCCTTGCCCATCCAATGACGGGATGATTTTGCCGCCTTGTAGCCCTGTTTCCTTGGCGAATAGGTCTACTAGCAATCGTTTCCAATCCTCTGTTGACCACTTAGCGCCAAGGTGTTGAGCTTGCGTTGCAATCTCGCCAAGCATTGCGTGATATTTTTCCTCTTGGTCACGACTTTTGCTTTCGGCTTTGATCTCTATGCGTAGTTGTTTGCCAGCTTTTAGGTTTTCTTTGACCTTAGGCCAGATGCTTGCCATCAATGTGCTAGCTTGTTCGGGTGTTTGCAGATGAAAAATCATACAACCCCGATCATGCGTAAAGCCGCTTCAGGGCCATCAATCCTTGCCAGCGTACTACCAGACCAATTGTAAAAAAAGTCTTGCTGTAACGCTGTTAAACGCTTTCTGGGGCCATTTTTGACCTCAACCAAAAAAGTGTGACCCTTGTAACCAACCAAAAGGTCAACAGGCAATCCAATAATCCAAACGTAAGCGCCAGCGGCTCTTAACGCACTGACGATTTCGGATTGATTTGCGTCTACCCGTGCGGCTCGTCTAATCATTTTGTTCTTTCTCCGCATTCATGCGCTGGCGCAAATTCTCGGCTGCTTTCACGCCCCGTTTTTTGGTGATGTCTGCCAGCGTACTCTGCCACCAAACAAACGCTTCGCTTTTCCCATGTTCCCGCATCTTCTTTTTGTAACGCTGTATCCATTCCCGCGCTTCCGCTTGGTTCATAGTCTCCCGTAAGCTCAAGAGCTCGGAGGATGACAAATTCGCTAAATTGCCAGCCTTCACGGGTACGGTCAAGGATTTGTTTTGCTTGTTCATAGTTCATGCTATTTTTCTTAATGCTGCCATTTTTGCCAGCGTTTCAAGGGATGGAGGTACGGCTCGTTTTGAATCTGCCTCAATTTTAAGCAGCACAGGGTCACGACCAGAGTGTTGGGCAGGGACTGTTGTTCGGGCAACATCAGCGGCTTGTTGGGCAAAGGACTTGTTTTCCTTAATTTCAAAAACATCTTGCCAGTTGCTTGTAATTGACTTTTCTAAGATGGCCTGAACATCTTGTCCAGCATCCTTAAACTTTTTCAATTTGGCAAGCAAAAGCTCAACCGCCTTTTCTGTTGGAGGCTTCTTCATCTTTTTTCGCATCTCAAGAAATGCGTACCAAGTTTCCAAAGGAATCCATTCAGGCCAAACAAAGGGAGCGATAGCGACCTGCTCTTTCTTTGGTTCTTGGTTAATGGTTATTGGTTTATGGTTATTGGTTGGTTGAACGTCCGTTGGACGGGTGC